AGCACGTTGCAGTAGAAGCGAAGCTTTGAACGCCAACCAGCCTTTGGCTCCTTACGTGCCATCTCACATGCAAAGCAGCGACCTTCAGTCTCCATGGTACATGCAGCCATACGCTTGTAGTCCTTTGGATTGGTGTGCTGTGCAATTACTACAGAGAGGCCACGAGCCTCGTCATAGTGTGCTGAGTCCTGATCCAATTCCTCTACGAAACGAATCTTTGCAGCCTGTCCGTCAGCTAGCTTTACCCAACGAACCTTTGTTCCTGTGCTTTCATACTTTGGCTTATCAAGAATTGCATTGATATCCTTTAGCCCTTTAATTACACCCATGGTGTTCTCCTTATTTGTTGTTTGTTGTATTATTGTAGCATGGCCAATATTGATTTGTCAAATGACATATCTAGCCTTTTTATATCTTCGTCTTGCATATCCCCAATGTCTTTGTAGGCAGAGTCTAACTTAACAGTAGTAACCATTGCACCAAGACTTTTAATAATCTTGTCTCTCATGTTACCTCCTGCCTCATCGTTGTCTGCAATAACAAAAACAGAGTTGAAGTACTTACGAAGAAGCTCTATCTGCTTTGTAGATACCATTGCACCTAGTGTAGCAACAGCTGGAATTCCAACCTGATCTAAACGAATAGCATCGAAAGACGATTCTACCACATAAACTCTGCTAGATGTCTTAACTCTATGCAAGTTAAATAAAATTTTTGACTTTGGTAGCCCAGGAGTATTCTTAAAGTCTTTACCCTCAATAGATCTACCAACAAAGCCAACCTCCATGCCATCAGGTGCAGCTACTGGTATTGTAACCATGTCTTGCTTTTCTGAATACCCAAGCTGAAACTTTTTAACAGATGCTTCCGTTATAAGTCTTCCAGAATAATATCTCATTGCTCTTGGTGACTCAAGTGCTTGTTGGTTAAGCCTTTTAATTAATACCTGGTCATACTGAGTATACTCTGGAATGCTGATAAGCTTTTTCTCTACATCACCAATAATGGATGACAATCCTTCTTTTGACTTAATGTAACGTGCTGCCTCAAAGTAGCTACGTGCTGTTGTGTGCATAACTACCTCAACCAAATCTGCAACATGGTGACAAGAAAAGCAAAAAAACTTTCCAGTATTCTTGTCTACTTCTCCTGCTGGAGTTCTATTGTTAGCATGAAAAGGACAGAAGATAATGTAATCAGAGTCAATCTCTTTTTCAATAGTGAGACCTGCACCAATCAGTACCTTCTTAATTTGATCAGGAGTATATGCAGCCATTAGTTATCCTCGAAATCCTTGTACTTGTAGTATCCCTTGTCAAAGTCTGCCTGAACCAAGAACTCTCCCATAAAACCATTACGGTTCTTTCTGAATACACACTCAATAATATCAGAGTTTGTTCCACGACCAAGGGCAAGCACCCAGTCAGCATCGTAAGCAATCTGACGAGACCAAGCAGTTTGTCCAAGTGTAGGAACAGTATCTAGCTTAGTTACATCATCAGGTGTAGCAGATGAGATAGCAATAATAGGCACTTCTTCGCTAATAGCCATAAGTTTTAGTTCACGAGAAAGGTTCTTCATACGCACAGTTTCGTTATCTGACTTTTGGTTTGGAGACATAAGCTGAAGGTAGTCAACCACAACAAAGTCTGGCTTATACTGGTCAATCTTACCACGCAACACAGATGGCGTAACCTCTCCACCAGAATCATTAGAGATGATATGAAATTCTGGCTTGCCTTGAAGTGCCTTCTGGTGCCACATCTTTAGGTCATCAATCTCAATTTGTCCAGCAGAAAGCTTTCGGTGTGACCAAAGACCTTCTCCCATGATTGCAAATACACGGTTACGAACTTCTGTCTCACTCATTTCAAGCGATACAATCATTGGTGACTTGCCTTGCTTCCATGCCTGTACCGCAAAATATAGCGATAGCCATGACTTACCAATACCTGGATACGCAAGCATTACACCTAGCTGTCCTGGCATAATTCCTGCTGGCAGATAGTTGTCAAATCCTGGCAAACCAGTCTTAATACCAGCCAAGCCTAGCTCTGCCTGCTTCTTCACATTCTCATAGTATGCAATTGCAGACTCAAGATCTGTAGCATCAATATCACGGATTGCTGCAGTATTCTTTCTTAGCTCAGATGTTTTTGAGATTAGTAGCTCAAGAGCATCTAGCCCTTTGTCTGCCTGAACCTCTGCAGCAGCAGTTCTAATAATATCCTTTAGGCTATCAGTCATAAACTCTGCCTGCAACTCTTCTAGATGGTGCTTTGTTGCACCTACCCCAGACTCAGGCTGAAAGTCACGGAACTTCTCTACAACCAATGATTGTGGAGGAGTGGATCCATTCTGCTCAAAGTATAACCTAATAAAGTTCCAGATATCCTTATGGGTCTTGAGAATGTTGTCAACGTTTGCCTGTAGCAATACGTGAATCTGCTTATCTTGCAAAACAGCAGAGATTAGTTTGGATTCTGAATTACTCACTTAGCCACCTCTTTGCCATTTCTCTTCTCTTTGCCCTTTCTTTAATATCTTCTTGTAGTTGTTCTTTTTTATCAATTATATCTTGTGCGTAGTTGGCAAAGTATTTCCAACTTGGATTCTGTGCAACATCAAAATAGTGTGCCAGAAGATCATAGCATTCTGATATGCCATATGATTCAATTAAAGCGTCTGCAGCCCATTGCTCAACGTTGATGTTGATCTGTGGCTTCTGCTCGTATCTCTGAGTGTAAAGCTTTGAGTAGCGACTAAGCAAAGCCATACGGTCTTTGCGTTCTGCCATTATTCTACTTCTGACTTAGCTTCTGTAATCTTTTCGGCAAGCTTTGTCTCTACAAAAGAGTAGACACGATCAAATGCCTCATTGATGCTTTCGCTCTCACGCTTACTATCAATTACGTTTAGGTCAATCCTTAGTGACTGGAAGTTGCCTAGATTTAGAGTGTAACCAAGAGTTACACCAACTTTAGTGTTTTCGTTTTCCATACCCGTTTTCCTTACTATATAGATTCAGACCACACTGGAATGAATCTGCCATCTTCTGTTTTGGTATATGTAAGTATACCATCTCCCATACGCCTTGTCAACTCCTGGCGTGTTGGGGTAATATTATTCGTTATTAACTTATCTTTTCGTGGACCACCAATGTGGTATGAAGCTAGTATATCACGAAGTTCAAAAACTTGCGACTCAGAGTAGTAACTCCTTACCTGCCAGCCAGTTGCTCCGCCCTTCTGAGAGCCAGTAGCAGGTGGAACAACTCCACGTCTGACTAATGATGGCATATACTTCTTATGACGATTAACTAAACTAGCAGTCTCACCAACAGTAAATGCACGTTCACGATTTTTCTTAAAATCACTAATAAGACAGCTTTCAATTCTATCTTGTGTAATGTTATAAACAGACATTATGCCATTAGATCTGTTTAGATGATGGACTCTAACCAAGTCACCATTCAAAAAGTAGACCTTTTTGCTTCCAGGTATAATGGGTGCATTGTTGTACTCTTCACGAGACATTGCCCCAAGGCGATGCTGTTTCTTTGTCATTTTATATTCTAGTTCGGTATGCCGATAATAATTAGATTGAGTCCAACAGTTAGGTTTCCACTGCCAGAAAATGTGACAGTTCCGCTAACAAGGTTCTGACCAACAGACTTGATCATGACGCTAACACCTGTTCCTGCATCTGCACCAGAGACGCTGATTGGTGTTGCAGTTACAACTGGAGGATACTTAAAGTATGATGGGAATGAGTAGTCCCACTTGACAGCAGTTCCTGCTGCAACGTTTCCACTAGACACCTCAACGTAGCCCCCAATAAAAGCAGCCTCTGACGTTTTCACGGTTTGGACTCCAGCTGATGGCGTGTTGATGCTTGTAAGCTTCATTGTTGGGGATGTTGAAATATTGCTTGCCAAAGTGTTAATGGCATTAGCCAATTCTAGTAAATAGGTAGCATCAATTGGCTGACCTGCACTTGGTGTTCTAACAATGTTTGCCATAATATCTCCTAAACTATTATACCACTACAGACTGACATTACCCTCAAAAACCTTGAGGACTGCAGATGGTTTCTTTTGTGTTGATGCTGCCTGAACCAAGACATACGCTATCGTGCTGCCAGATTGAGGGATTATCGAATAATTGTGAGCAGTAGTTCTTCCATGGTGTTGATACGTAGCAGATTCCTGGTACTTAACAAATACATCATATTGGGTAAGGTTGTTAGAGTTTTCCCAAATAACGTCAATTACACCGCCATTTAGTCTTACGACTCCATTAACAAGAGCTACAGCTTTTGCTGGGATAGAGTAGATGTTTGACCAATCTGATGGTTTTGTTTTATCTAAAACAACTCTATATCTAACTAGATATTTATTCTCAGAGTTGACTAGTGGGAGAGACTGCTTCTCTACCTTATTTTTTCTGTTTGCCATTATATATCTATGCCAAACCTAAACTCTATATAGTTTGTAGTGTTCTCAAGCTTTTTCACTGTTGTTCCCCCATCTGTTTTAATTACAGAGTATCCAGAAAGACCATACAGTGGATTGATTGTCTGAGTATTTTCAAGTCTCAAGGCATCTAGACAAATATAGAATAGATCAGTTACGTTGGAGTCTACATCTTTTGCTGATGCAAAAACCTTAATATTCGTTACCTGGCTCCAAGAAAAGTTTTGCGTTGTTACAAGATCACTAATTTTCTTTGAAACCACAAAGTATCTGTTGTTAGAAAAGTTAACATCTGCAGAAGACAAGTGAACCTCTAGCTTGGCTGAGTCAGATGTAGTTGAGTCTGAAATAGCAAATTCAACAACGATGTTCACTTCTGATGGGTTTTCCTCTACGCTTCCTCGCTTGTTTATTACTGAGAAAGCAAGCCTAATCTCATCAGATGGTGAGTTCTTATCAAAGTTTAGCTTAACATTGTTTAGGTGAATATGATCGCCAGAGTTATAGACTACCCTGCCTGTTGTAGAATTATATGAAAGATTTGTAGTATTTCCACGAATTGCAATGATGTTATTTAGGTATCTGCAAGTCTCATATCTTCTAATTCTATTTTCATTTGCAAATAAGGTATTGTCTGCGTTTGTATGCAAAACCTTACAGTCCTTGCTCACGCCATTAACAAAGTATGTGCCCTCAAGAACGTTTGCCTGATTTGGATCAAGTGGTGTATAGATTACTGGGATTGGCTCAATGCTAGTGCCATGGTATTGCCAGTTCTCATTCTGAGAAAATGAGTAAATAGTTCTACTGTCATATGAGCCTGCATCTGGATTTGACTGTGCTGAGAATACTCCAACCTCAGTAATCTCATATCTTTCTTCTGTTGGCAGTTCTGCAGTTAGTACAATGTCAGTATAGTATGTCTTTGCTGTGCCCCCAGAAATGTAAGTACCAGTAACAGAGTTTTTAATTGAAAAGCTTGTTGGCGAAGAATCAATAATAATCGCATCAGAGATATTAAATTGTGATGGATTTACACTGGATATTGTGACACGATCTCCAGTCACAAAATTATTAGTTGATGTGGTGTATGTCACAATACCGTCTGCAATTGAAACCCCAGTAATAGAGGCTGACCCTGACTCTTCTGTGACATATCCTCTTGAGGTTATTGGTACACGAAACATCTCAAAATCTAAAGATTGCTTTAGTCTTTGTTCTGCTATTTCAGCCTGAGACACAGATGACTGACTAGTGTATGGCATGGGACCACAGCCAACGGCAATGTGAGAAGCATATGACGCTGCCTGTCCTATCATATACTTTGTAATTAGCTGCTGGCCTTTATTGGTTATCATGGTTTTTACCTCAATATATTATATCATTAGTATCTGCTGACTGGAACTCAATCTCTATTTGATATGAATTGTCTAGATTTGCAAGCTCTACTATAAGATTGCCATCAGTGTCTAGATATACTGGACTATTAAATCCAGATGGGTCAGCTGTTGTTTCTGGAACAAAGGTATACCTGCTTAGTGGGTATTTTTTAAATACTTGCTCGGATGTACTTTGCAATGCAATTAAGTTGGCTCCACCATATATGGTTTCTATTTTAGCCAAATTTGATATTTGCTGATACTTAATGTCTATTCCATTAACAAGGTCATGTCTTGCTAGATTAAGAATTTCTGTACCGCCAATATCTTCAAAAAGAAGATCAGTCATAACTTCTGTTGGGAATGCTTCTTCTTGTAGAATTATTAAATCTGGCGTTGCTGGCTTATATGTTTTTGGAGTTTCACTTTCTCCAGTTACGCCTGATTCTGGTGCATCTGGGGTAGCACCAACTACAACATCTTCCTGGCCTGCATCATCAACATTTGTATCTGGATTAGCATTTGAGGTGGTTCCAGAAGTATTTGGCTTAGGTTTTGGCTTAGGCTTTGGTTTAGGTTTTGGCTTGGGTTTTGGGTCTGGCTTCTTCTTGTTGTCTGTAGGCTTAGTTGTTTTTATATTTAAAATCTTTTTTTCTGCATCAGTTAGCTTTTGCCCACTAGTCAATTTTTTAAGTGCAGCATCAGCAGCCTTGGCCTTGGCAAGTTCAGCTGCTTTTGCAGTATTTGCTATTCTTTCTGGCCTATCTGGAGAAGGCTTTTTTGGTGGCTGCAACATTTTTGGAACGGTATTCGTAGTTTTTGTCTTATTCAAAAATGGAATACTTGGAAGACCTTTTGCTACTGGAACTGGCTTTGAGCCTGGACTTGGACTTGGTGTTGGTGTCTGCCTTGCTTTTCCTGCCATTAGATTACCTCACTAACATATACAATTGATGATGGTCCAGTAGATTCGACTGAGTACTCTATGCTGTAGACCACAAACTTTTTGTCTCTACTTACTAGCTGATCAGTTCCATCATTATCTGTCCAGAATATCTGCACAATGTCTCCTAGCTGAAGGACTGAACCTGCAAATACTGACATACCAACAGCCTTTCTTGGCTTGATGGTTTTTGAAATTACCCAGCCCATAAGATCTCGTGCAGCATCTTCTGTCTGAATATATTTTGCATCAATTGAGAACTCGTTAGTGCCATATGTGGCACGGCTTGCTCTAATGTCAAAGTATTCCTTTTCTGCTTTAAAAGGTGAGTTTGTAGCTGTAATTACATAGTCAACATTAGACAGGTCACTGTTGTGCTTGTAGTAATCATCAAGCGTTAACTTCCTGTCTGAGTTCTGCGTAAAGGTTACGCCCTGAATTCTTAAATAATTTCCCGTTGTTTCATCAAGGCTAATTACAGTATCTGTATGATTAAACACAAGGAATTCTGCACCATATGCATTTGGCATAAACCCAGAAACTGTATACCCCTTAACCTTGTTAAAGGTTGGAGAAATCTTTGCAC